CAAGCACCACAAGATAATATGATGGACCAGCAAGCACCACAAGATAATATGATGGACCAACAAGCACAACAAGATAATATGATGGGTCAGCAAGCATCACAAGATAATATGATGGGTCAGCAACCAGAAAATAATCAAATATCACTTGATGAATCTAAGCCTGTTTCTAATATATTTCAACAATCAAATATTGGACAACCTCAACCACTACAACCTCCACAAAAACAACAACAATCAAATTTTGCTCTTGGTGGAAAAACTAAAAAAAATAAAAAATCAAAAAAGAATAAATCAAAAAAGAAAAATAAAAAGAAAAAATCAAAAAGTAAACGTAAACATAAGTCATTTAAAAAAAGACATTATTAAAATATTCGCATTCTTCCATTGTTAAATTTATGCTTTGATATTTCATTGTATGTACTTTTTCTTCTAATACCAGTTAATGGTATTTGTGTATTAATATTTAATAAATAGTTTGATTCATTATTCTGAATTCTATGATTTCCACCATTATTGCTAGTTAATTTAGAAATCACGAGCTTTGGATTAAGAACTTGTCCACTGTATCTAATTGAATTTGTATTAATAAATTCATAATTATTTATATTGGGAGAAGTAATATTTCCAAATGATTGTGTAGCATATGAACTATGTCTTAAATTTTTATTTTTGTAAATACGAGCAAGTTTTTCACCTCTTGAAATATTCATAGAATTATTTTTTTTATGTTGTAATAAATTATATTTTCTTGCTTTCTGTAATTCATGTATAGTATAACTAGGCATACTTGGTGATTCATATCTTGACAAATAAGGTTTTTTTATACTGAAATATTTAAATACTTCATTTAGATTTGTGAAAGTTTTCCCTATTTTTCTTAAATCAGCTATATTATTATTATCATTGTAATAATCAGAATTTAAAATATTTGTTTCATTTATAGGTTTATTGTTTTCATTAATTTTATTTTCAATATTATTAATATTATTAATAATATTTTCTGAGAAATTATTATTGATTTGTTCCTTTAATTCATCTGATATAAAATCTTTATCTATATTTTCTAATATTATTTTATTTACCATAATATAAATTATAAAAATATTATAAATTATATTAATTAGACAACAACAGTGTTTTTTGAATTATTTACTTGTCCACTTGTATACCATTTAAATGATAAGTAACCATAGTTATCCATATTAATATTGCTTCCTGTTGCAAGTTTAGTATTAGGTCCCCAAAATAATATACTTTCTATTTGCCTAGTTCCAATAGCATAGTTAAAATATCTTAAATTTGAAATATTACCTGAAAAACCACCATTCATACAACAAAATACATTTCCGTAATTTTGTCTTGGTAATCCACTTAATATATGTCTTCTTGCAATAGACCCATTTACATAAACATCAATTGTTTTATTTTCGCACCTTATAATAACATTAATCCACTTATTTAAAGTAATATTTTCAATTACTATCTTTTCAATCACATTTTGAAACGTATTTACAACAACTACTATATCATTTCTGTAAGGTGCTAAATATAAACCAGGAGCGTTATTAGGATAGCTTAATCCCGCTCCAATTGAATCATCGTCATAATTTAATTTATCATCACCTTTATGGAAAATATGTCTAAATTGTCCTTTATTGTATTCTAAATCGTCAATATAAAGCCATGTAGAATAAGTGAATTCAACACCATCTCTTTCATTACTTGATCTTAAGAGAGTAATTGAATCAGATTTATTTGGGTCTTGTTCTATTTCAATCATTGTTTTACCTTCAACCATACCATTAATTAAATACGGACTACCATTTTCTGAGTTCATAAAATAAGATATAAAAGATATACTAAATTGCAATACCACGAAAAATACTATAATTATCATGATAATAAAAGCAAAATTCATGATTGCACTATTTGAATCTTGAAAATTTAAAAAACTTGCCATATTCTTATATATATAAAATAATATAATTTTATATATACATTATTGCTTAAAATGTTATTGTAGTTTCTTCTACACCATCATCTAATACTGAAATTTGTACTTCATATTTTGTTAAGAAACTCAAGAATCCATCTGAGTAACCTAATTTATAAATATTCCAAGCTTTTTGAGGATCAATTGCTTCATCCCAATATTGTAATTTTGTGGTATATCCTGAAAACCCACCTCCTGGTGTTACTTGCACATCCGCAGAGTTATCTACTTTGGGAACACCAGGTAACATACATGTTCTAACAAGTTTACCGTCTAAATATATATCAAGACTTCTGTTATAAAGACTGATAATTACATTTACCCATTTTTGAATAGGAACATTATGCACTCCACATGAATGAATAATTTCAGTAGCATTTGAAGAAGAAGGATAAACTGTCATTGAAACATTAATATTATTTTGTGTTGGAGCTAAAATAACTGTAGGGCATGGTTTTTTATTTTGGTCCAATCTTCCAAAGATTACTTTTGCTTGTCCATATTTATAATTCCAGTCATCTACATAAAACCAAATAGAATAAGCAAAATTTACACTTGCACTATCGCTACTTGTGTCTAAATCATCAGAACTTACAGTTTGCATAGTTTTAGCATCTGTTTTTGAAGTCAATCCTGATGGATATGTAATGGTTCTAACAATAACGTATAATAATAGTAAAACTAATACAACAATAATTATAGATCTTGGTTCCATATGTATATATACTTATAAGAATTTTTTTATAATATTGGCGGGTTTTCATTTTTACATAAATAATATATTAAACTAATATCTCTTTTTGGAATAATTCTCTTAAAGTACATTACATTGCATATACCTCCTTGTATTCCATTATCTTTTCCAACAATAATATTGTCGTAACTCATATATGGCATATTTAAATTTCCGGTAGTAGAAACCATTTCATTATTTATAAATATATCCATTGTATTTGATTGATAATTGATTACAACGTGATTCCACTTTTGTGTTTCTACATTATTGTCTAAATATATTTCAGTTTCTTTATTACGGCCTTCATTCATTTTTACTCTTAATTTGTTTTTGTGTTGATTATATTCTACTAATGGTTTACCATTATACGTAATAACATTATAGTACATATCATCATTTGCTGTAGGATTGACATAATACCAGAATGATATGGAAAAATTATAAATATAGTCAGAATCTTCAATATTATCTGTGTTATAAATATCTTTAGATGTGGCTATTTCTTTCTGAACATCTAAATAAACAGGTTCATTTAATAATTTCTTTGCATCGTGACATATAATAAACAATATTATTGTTCTTAAATAAGGTACCAAAAAGTATAATCCTATTAATACTAATTCAATTAACAATATATTCCATACTTCTTTTGGAGCTTTTCTATATTCATCCACAATAAAATTTTTAATATCGGTATAAAAACAAAAAATAGAATATAATGAAATATTTTTCAATAAACGAAATGAAGTAGATAAATTTATTTTAAATAATTTTTTAAATAATTTTGAAATTACATTGTAAAATAAATAAATACCAACTAAAAATATCACTAATAATAATATTCCACATATTACAGAAACGGTATCAGGATATTCTTTCATGCCTTTTGCTAGCCCATACATAATTGATAAAATAGCTAAAATACCAATTAAAAAGTATAATGTAACTTTGATGTAAGGAGAAATAATAATATAATTATCTGGATTATAACCTGGAGGAATTTTCCCATTTCTTTTTATTTCATCTTTTTCTGATAAAATTAATAAAAAATAGGATATTCCAATAAAAAAAGTAGATAAAAATATGAAAAATACTATTTTTAATTCTTTATTTCCGGATATAAAATCAATATAACCTTTATCATAAACATATTTTAATAAAAATAAAAATATAAAGGTATATAATACAAAAAATATAAATTTTCTGTAATTTACATATTTATTTGTAATATATCCTGCAGAAGATTTTAAAGAATTATAATAAGTGCTTTTTGTTGTTGCTGTTTCTAATGTACTATTGTTATTTGAATCAGTAGCCATATCTTCTATACAATCCAATTAGAAAATAAATATACTAAAGTCTATTCATCATTGTCTTTTTTCCATGACACTCTCTACATAATGCAATTAAATTACTAACATGATTAGAACCATGATTTTCTAAAGCAACTCTATGATCCACCTCAAACCATGCTTGTAATTGAGTATTACATAATCCACATTTCCAATTTTGCTGTGATGCTACCCATTTTTTCTTAGTCTCACTTACACAACGCTTGGTTGTATCATTACCAGAATTCATCATTCTTTTTTGTTGAGGTGGTAAAAAATTACTTAATAATCCTGTAGTTTGTCCATTCAAGTTATCATTCATATCAAATAATGGAGTAATCATTGATGTTGCGTCTTTATCTATAGGCATATATCTAATAATATTATTTACTTGCTTCATCATACTTTGTGATTGTCCTGGATTTCGTTTTATCATTAAATATAAAGAGAAACCGACAAAGGCATATGTTGCCATTTCAAAATATTTTTTATATGATACTAGTTTTTTAATATATTTATTTTCACAATATGAATTTACAACTAAAAAAGCTGTAATTATGAATACTATTAATTCTAATTTCATTGTTATAAATATATTATAAACATAATATATTTTTAACAATTTATTTTTTTACTTTTCTTCTTTTTTTGGTTATTTTCTTGCTTATTTTTATATCTGATTTTTGATTACTACTTAATTTAAATGTTTTATTTGAAATTGTTTTTTTTCTTGTAGTTGTTTTTTTAGGTCGTGTAATCTTCTTTTTGATATTTTTAATCTCAAGATATTTCTCATTTAATTCTCTCGGATTATATGTATCTTTATCAAAATTACCAGTTGTTAAATTAAAATGCATTGATAGTTCTTTATTTGAATTTTTAATAATAGAATTTAATTTCAATAATTCTTCTGAAAATTTTTTTATTGGTATTGGTTTATAAGAAAATTCAATAATATATTTTTTATAAATATCAAATATTTTCTTTTTTAATAGTGTTTTATCTTTTTGTGTCATTGATAAATTATTAACATTATCGATTGCAAATAATAAATAAACAGTTGCAAATCCCCATATATCACAGTTTTTCAAATAAACATCATAAAAATATTTTTCTACCATAAAACGACCATTTTCAGTGAAATGTTTTACTATTTCTGCAATATAAGTAAATATAACTAAGTCTGGATTCTTATTTGGATATAAATGATTACTCAAAATAAATTTAATTAATTCATCATGATGTTTTCCAATAATAGTTTGTGAAATCTTATTTTCATATAAATTATACAAAAAATCAATTGTTGTATCAAGTGTTGGCCTAGTTTTTATAAAAGAATTAATATAAATATTAGACTCATCATTTAAAACAATAATAGAAAATGGCATATTATAATGAAAAGGTCTAAATTTCATACGCTTTGGAATAAATTTATCGCTTACAAATTCAGGTGTCAACTTGTTTGATAAACCCCAATCAATTAATCTTAAAGAATTTTCTTTTATTAAAATATTTGAACTTTTTACATCAAAATGATAAATATGTTTATTATTCATTTTCACAATACCGTTATTCAGAAGATTAACTAAAAGTTTATTAATAGTTATCATTCTCTCTAAGCTTAGTACATTTTCTGCAAAATAATTACTTAAATCTTTTCCACCTTCTGGAAGTTGAATAATTTTTAACTTACTTAATGATTTATTTATATTTTTTGAATTAATATTTTGTTTTCCTAAAGATGTACATTCACTATCAAAATTAACTTTATCTTCTAGTGTTAAACTATTTGGATTACAAATATTTTCTGGAACAATAAAATAATCTAAATAATTAGGAATTTTTTTTAAATCTGTTAATAATTTTTTGGAATCTTTTATTTCATCTTCGGCTAATTTTGTTAACATAAGTTTACTAACATGATTTTTTTTTGTTTTTTTATTTTTACATTTAATTGATGGATTAAAAACACATCCAAATCCACCAGATGCTATTGCTGAACCTCCATACATTTACTAATATAATCATGAGATATTATTTAAATTCTATACAATAAATAACTAAACCATAATAAAACAATAACAGAAATTAAATAAACAAAATATTTTTTTATTAATTTATTACGAGTTTGTTGTAAATTATCTTGACTATAAATGTTTTCATATTTTTTTAGAAAATCTGAAAAAGTAAGTATATCTTTTTTTAAATAAACATTTATTCTGTTGTGAATATGATGTACCCATCTTATAAAAGAATTTCTATTATCTAAATATGGCGTTACTGGATATTTATCTAGAAATTTAGCAAATTCATTTCCTATTTTTTCATCTGGTAAAAACTGTGGTAGATTCTGAATAAAGTCATAATATTTTTTCTTAATTGAATTGGATGCAAATTGTGGATATTTAAATGACATGCTATGTAAAACAAACCAAAAAGACGGTCCCCAAATATTTGAGTCAAATTTCATATACTTATAATAGAAACAACATAAAAATAATTCAATTAGAACATATATGAAGTCATCTTCGTATACAACAAATATATGCAATAACTGTGGAAAACAAGGACATTTATCCCAAGATTGTAAAATGCCAATTATAAGTATTGGAATTATATTATTTCGAAATAGTCCAAGAGGAATAGAATATCTAATGATAAGGAGAAAGGATAGCTTTGGATATTCTGATTTTTTGCGAGGTAAATATCCATTATATAATAAAAATTATGTAAAAAATATTGTAGATGAAATGACAAATAATGAAAAAAATAAAATACTAGACAATAATTTTTTAGACGTAAACAAAAGAAATGAAGAAACTCTTTACAAAAAATGGATATCTCTAATAAATGGAATTAAAATAGATAATAATATTATCAAACTTAAAGAGTTAATCGAAAAAAGTCATACTTCATGGAGCGAACCCGAATGGGGATTTCCTAAAGGACGCCGTGATTTTCAAGAAAAAGATATTGATTGTGCAATTAGAGAATTCGAAGAAGAAACTGGATATATGAGGTCACATATGAAAATAATAGAAAATATTATTCCTTATGAAGAAATATATATTGGTTCAAATTATAAGTCTTATAAACATAAATATTATTTAGCATTTATGGAAGAAAATATAGACATATTAGATAAATTTCAAAAAAGTGAAGTTTCTAAATTAGAATGGAAAACATATGATGAATGTATTTCAAGTATAAGACCATATAATGATGAAAAAATAAAAATGCTTTATAAAATTAATGACATAATTAATAATTTCTATATTTTTTAATTTTTTTTTATATTTTAACTTAAAAAAAATTAAATAAACCTATTATATGAGTATAGAATTATCACCAGATATTATTAAAAGTATTTCATTATATCCAGATGTTGAAGATAATCAGTTTAATTTAAAAATTACTAATAAAAAAGAATTTAATAAAACTAAATCTGATGTAGTGGAATTTACAAATATTGAAGATTATGCCAATGATATTCCTTGTGAATTTACTGAATTACTTCCTCATCAAATTTTTGTTAAAAATTTTCTTAGTTTTTTAACTCCTTATAATAGTTTATTATTATTTCATGGACTTGGTAGTGGTAAAACATGTAGTGCAATTGGTATTGCTGAAACAATGAGAATATATTTAAAAAATATGGGTATTAAAAAAAAAATTTTAATTGTAGCTACACCTAATATACAGGACAATTTTAAAAAACAATTATTTGATGAAAATAAATTAAAAGAAATCAAAGGGCAATATACATTAAAATCATGTGTTGGTAACAACTTATTAAATGAAATTAGAACAAATAAATATTCATCTAAAAAAACAATTGTTTCACAAATAAATAAAATTATAGACGATGGATATGAATTTATGGGATACACTAAATTATCTCATTTAATTGAACAGAAAAAAACAGAAAAAAAAATTAATTCTTTTTTTGAAGATAGATTAATTATTATTGATGAAGTACATAATATTCGTGTTAATGATGATGCTGAAAATAAAAAGATTGCAACTAATTTATTTGAACTTGTAAAAAAAGTAAAAAATATCAAATTATTATTATTATCTGCAACTCCAATGTTTAATTCTTATAAAGAAATAATTTGGATAATGAATTTAATGAACTATAATGATAATAGACCAAAAGTTGAAGAAAAAGAAATATTTGATAAAAACGGAGATTTTTTAATTGATAATGATTCAGGGGAAGAAATCGGAAAAAAAAAATTTGTTGAAAAAATAACAGGTTATGTTAGCTTTGTAAAAGGAGAAAATCCATTTACCTTTCCATACAGAATATTTCCTTTACAGTTCGATAAAAAGAATTCTTTCTTAGATGAAAATAACACTTACCCTAGAATTCAGTTTAATGGTCAACAAATTATTCAACCATTAGAACATGTTGATGTTTTTAAAATAGGAATTGGTGAATATCAAAAAAATATATATTTAAAAATTATTAATAATTTATTGTCTTCTAGTAAAAAAAATGAATTGGGTGAAATTACTGAAAAATTTGGATATAATAAAATGCAAGTTCCCTTAGAATCTTTAAATATTACGTATCCTATTCAAAATTTTGAAGAAGAGTTGAATGAAGAAAATATAAATGAATTTGTAGGAAAAGAAGGACTAAGTAAAATTGTAAAAAATACTGATAAACTTCCATATATTTTTTATAGTGAGTATTTAGAAAAATCTAATAACAAAAGCATATTTGCATATGAAAATATTAAGAAATATAGTTATAAAATTCATTCTATTATAGATTCCATATTAAATAATGAAGGTATAACAATTGTATATAGTCAATATTTATACGGCGGATTAATTCCTCTTGCTATTGCATTAGAAGAAATAGGATTTACTCGTTTTACAAAGAAACATAATTTATTAGATGATGATTATAAGTCCACGCATAGAATTAAAAATAAAAAAACATTAAGCGGTAAAAATCTACAATATGCTATGATTACTGGTTCTACAGCATTATTTAGTAGTCAGAATGCAAATGAAATTAAAAATTCAGTAAATGAAGATAACATAAATGGTGATATTATTAAAGTGATATTAATATCAAGAGCTGGTTCAGAAGGAATTGACCTTAAAAATATTAGGTCAATCCATATTATGGAACCATGGTACAATATGAATAGAATAGAACAAATAATTGGTCGTGGTGTTCGTAATTGTAGTCATAGATTACTTCCTTATAAAAATAGAAATGTGCAAATATATTTGTATGGAACGATTTTAGAAAATGAAGAAAATAATATTGAAGGTATAGATTTATATTTATATAGAATTTCTGAATTAAAAGCTTTAAAAGTAGGAGCTGTTACGAGATTACTCAAAGAAACATCAATAGACTGTTTGTTATCATTTGAATATAATAATTTATTAACAAGTAAACTTAACAAGAAAACAAAGCAAGAATTGGCAAATCAACAAAATATTGAAATTGATATTGGAGATAAACCATATTCTGCAATTTGTGATTATATGGAAAGTTGTAGTTACAAATGTAATATGATAAACAATAATAATTTAGTTGAAATTGACGATAATAATGAATTATTACAAGAAAGTAATATTAATAATGATACTATGGATGATTATTATGTTAAAAATAATGTTTATCATTTGATATACAATATTAAATTATTATTTAAAGAAAAACATTTTTACTATTATGATGATATTATAAATAGATTAACTCATTTTAACAAGTACACCGAAGAGGAAATTAATAATGCTTTAAATATATTAATTATGGATAACAACGAGGAAATAGTGGATATATATGGTAGAGTCGGAAAAATTATAAAACATGGTAACATCTATTTCTTTCAACCATATGAAATTACATCAAATAATATATCTTTAAATGAAAGAATTACTACAATTGACTATAAACCAGATAAATTAGAATTAATTAATGATGAAAAATTAAGTGAAAATAATAATAATTCATCTAATTTAAATAATCTTTTTGATTTTAATGAATATTTAAAATTAGTTGATATATATGTAAAATCTAGAGAGTTTGTTATTATCAATGAGATTATAATGAAATCAAATTTTCAAAAAAAAAATGATTTATTAGACTTTTTAAAAAATTACGCTTGTTATTACATAGTTTTTGATAATTTATCTATTGAAAATAGAATTGCATTATTACAATTATTAGATAATAAAGAAATAAATGAAAAAATAATTATTTTAAAAGATTATATTTATAAATACGTATTTAATTATGATGATGAAAATTATTTACTTTTTACAAAAAATGATGAAATGATAATGTTTGAAAAAGATGATAATAAATGGAGTGAAGCATCTAGTTTTATTCAAAGTGAAGCTAGTTCTACTATAAAAGAAAAATATGTACCAGCTATTTCAAAAATATATGATTATATTGGTATTGGTTCATATAATATCAAAAATAAGAAAGAAGAATATGTTTTTAAAATTAAAGAAACATATAATAAACGCGCCAAAGGTACTTCATGTAAAACTATGTATAAGAATGATTTAATTGAGCTATTGAATACACATTTTTCGGATTATAAATTTTTAGGAACAATACGTGAATTACAAACAATACATATATGTTTACTCATAGAATTATTATTTCGTTATAATGACTATAATAATGTTAATAATAAAATTTGGTTTTTAAATCCAACATTATGTAGTATATTTAAAAAATTTAAATTTTTATTATAAAATTGAAAAATGATTTAATAATAATATGTATTATTAATAATGGAAGCTTCAACAATTGATACTAATTCTTCTGAAAATACGACTATTCCTCCTCCACCACCTACTGAAAGTAATGATGAAGATATTGTATTTCCAGGTACACCAGAAGGCACACCTCCACAAGTACAAATAGATAGATATGCACAACAATTAGAAAATGAACAAGGTCCACAAACACCAGAGGGTACGCCTCCACAAGTACAAATAGACAGATATAAACAACAATTAGAAAATGAAC